GAGTTACAATGTAGGAAAGTCCGATTATTCAAAACATGCTATACAGCCATGGGACATTTGGAAAGAGTATAACCTTAACCCCTGGGACGCGGATATAGTGAAACGCGTGCTACGCAGCAAGGAAGGCGAGTCGCGGACGCTTGACTACGAAAAGATTATCCACATATGCAAATATCGCATTTCGGAGCTTTCTAAGGAAACCAAGGTAGTTGCACCGGCCGAGGCAGAAAAGCCCGTAGAGGACGAGGAAAGCGATGATACAACGGTATTTTGCTTGGACGAGACAATGAGGCCACCAATGCTCTATATAGAGGGCGCGAAGTGGAACGGTAAGTATGCCGGTTACTCGGTGTTTATGGTTGGTGACGTACCCTATATGTATTTGGGCGTCGACGCGGTGGGCGGACACTTGTACGTAGACCTTTCGGGGCGTGGGCATTGGTATTACACCGAAGATAAGCATCTACCGAATAGAACGTTCAAGCTAAAGGATAGCCTATATTCCGGCAATCACAGAAGCTCGCTAAAGATAGGGTACGTAGGTACGCTCTACGAGAAGCACGACTATATAATAACGTGCGACGGGCGGCTATTCCGCTACTTCGGTATGGGAGACGGAAAGTTTTACTATCGCAATATGTCGGCAAAACGTGCAGACGGGACGTACCCCGAGTTCATAAGCGTTTCTAAGTTAGAAAATAAAGCAATTCAATTTACGTTATAATAATGAGGGATATAATAAGTGAAAAAGATTTAGAGCGTACATTTTCCGAGAAGCTTAACCGAACAAAAAAAGTGTGGGTAATAAAATTATTATCCACCTTTGTAAAGGGTTTGCCGGATAGGATGATACTTTGCCAGGGTGGGTATGTAGGTTTTGCCGAGATAAAGACCACCGGGAAGAAACCAACAAAGATACAGACCTACATACATGAGAAGTTAAGGGCGCTCGGCTTCAAGGTATTCGTCATAGACGATTTGGAAAGCAGGGACGCTGCAATAACTTTCTTCTTAAATAAGGTTAAGGAAATAACCAACGTATCGCAAAGACCATTATCTTTGTGATATCAAATTAAAAACAGAAAAGCATGAAAAAAGGAATTAGAAACGAGATTGAATACCGTTTAGGGTTGTACTTCAGCTTAAAGAGCGGGGCGATGTATGTACGCGATAAGAAGTACGGAGATGAGGAACAAGTAATGAAACAACTTGAAGACGATATAACCAAAGACGTTATTTTCCTTTCCCGTAAACAACTCGGAGAAATTCCCGAGGAAAGAGATTTCAAAAGTATATGCGTATGGTATCGAACTAAATTAATGAAGTAATAAAGTTATGGTAAACTATATAGATTTAAAGTTAAAGTGTATCGCAGGACACACCGAAATAGTAATCAACGGGCAGCGCATCAAGTGCGCGGCCGATTACGATAGGGTATTAGGGCATATAACACCAGCGGCTCTCCATGAGTTTAGCACCCAGTTATCAATGATAAAAGCAATGCTATGTTAGAAAGAAAGCAATTACATGAATACCAAGTGAAGGGAGTGCAACATATTATTGACAACGAGTTTTGCGCGTTGTTCCTTGATATGGGTTTGGGTAAGACAGTAACAACCCTAACCGCCATAAAAGACCTTTTGGACAATTGCATTATATCTAATTGCCTGGTAATAGCCCCGAAGAAAGTAACACAGGTTACATGGAGCGATGAGATTAAGTCGTGGGCACACCTTAAGGACTTGACGATTTCCGTTATCGACGGCACAGTTAAGCAGCGCCGGGAAGCCTACGAGAAGAAAGCGGACATCTACGCGATTAGCCGCGATAACATTGCTTGGCTCGTAATGGAGTACGGAGGTATTAAACTTCCCTACGATATGGTTGTTATCGACGAGCTTAGTAGTTTCAAAAATTACGCATCAAAGCGTTTTAAAGCCCTTAGAAAGGTGCGGAAGTTCATACCGCGCGTTGTAGGTTTGACCGGTACGCCATCGCCAAACGGACTGATAGACCTATTCGCTCAAATGTATTTGATAGACCAAGGGCAAAGGCTCGGAAAATCAATCACAGCGTACAGGGATAGGTTTTTCAGACCCGACAAGCGGAACGGTGATATAGTGTACAGTTATGCGCTGAAAAGCCCACAAGAGGAAACAGAGAAGCAGATAAGTGACCTTATCAGCGACATAACCATATCAATGACCGCCGAGGATTATTTGAAGATGCCCGACCGCATTAACATATACGACCGCGTGGAGCTGTCTCCTAAAGTGCTGGCACGGTATAAGGAGTTCGAGAAGGAGCAAGTATTGGAGCTTATCAACTCGGCCGAACCGATAAGCGCGGCAAGTGCGGCGGCTTTATCCAATAAGCTACAGCAATTCGCGAATGGCGCGATATACGATTCTGACCGAAAGGTTATCGAGGTGCACGACGAGAAGTTGGAAAAACTCGAGGAGCTTGTAGAGGCTGCAAACGGTTCGCCCGTATTGGTTGCCTACTCTTACAAGCATGACTTTGACCGCATAGTGAAGAAGCTAAAGGCATATAAGCCCGTCAAGCTGGAGAAGCCCGAGCAGATAGCCGAGTGGAACGCCGGAAAGATTAAAGTGCTTGTAACGCACCCGGCGAGCGCAGGGCACGGGCTTAACCTACAAAAAGGTGGGCATACGCTTATATGGTTCGGTAACACATGGAGCCTGGAGTTATACATGCAGTTCAACGCCCGGTTGTACCGTCAGGGGCAAACGTACCCAGTAACCGTTCATCACATCTTAACCACTGGAACGGTAGACGAGAAGATAATAAAAGCCCTGGAAGGCAAGAAACAGACGCAAGACGGGCTTATGCAGAGTATTAAAGAACTTATGGAATTTTACAGTAAGAAATGAAAAAGTTAATGGCAGTTATCACAGCCCTACTCGTATTGGTAGGCTGCACCCTAGTACAAAACGCAACGGACAGCATACAACGTAATTTCAAGCTACAGCAATTAGAGTACGGGCTATCACTGAAAGATAGTTTAATACTTAAATGATGTTAACGAAATAACCAACGTAACGGGAAAAGCGTTATATTTGTATCAACGATTTAAAAACAAAAGATTATGGAAAAGTATTCAAAAGCAGTTAGTGAGATGTACTCACAGTTTAAAAAGAAAGAAGCTCACCCTATGGAGAAGTATATAGGCAAACACGCGGGCTACCTGGGGTGTGAAGAGGAGGTAGTAGGTTACACCACGTGGCCTGACGGCTCGTGCAGTCTGATTGTAAATTCCTCACAAAAGGAAGGTTGGACAGAGTTAGGGCCGTACGACGTCATACTCAAAAAGTGCGAAAGCTATTGGTATGTTAGTATTAGTGACTTAATAGATTAGGAGTTATGATTAGAAACAAAGATTTCGCAATGCTGTACGCAGGGCGTGCGGTATTCAACAAGAACGGTGAGTATGCCGGTGTGGTAGTCGGTTGGAACGATATGCACGGCGTGATATTAGGTGTCGACCACATGAACGGCTGGCAGTACTGGGGCGCTAACGATATAGGCGTGTCCGAGGATGAATTCCTTTCTTATGAATACTGCAACGCCGGGATGCTGGAGGAGCCGCTGGGGATGCTCGAGCCAGTAGACCCGAGACCCAGAACGATAGGCGAGCTTATCAAGGAGCACGAAGGCGTGCGAGGTATCCAATTCTCTACGGATGAGCACAGCAATGTACAAGCCGCTTATATCCGTGGTAAGCACGGAGGCATGAAGCTTGTTAGCATGGGAGACGGTTTAGAAAATGTATCGTCAAAAATATGGGAGGAAAAAGTATGGGGGGACAAGGTATGGAGGCATTAATGTGTTTATTCGGAATAGCAATCGGTGCGGGTTTGGTAACTGGTTTGTGGTTTGTGGCTAAATTTGCAGCCCGTAATATAGATGGGGAGTACGACGAGTAATGGAGTGTTTAACGAAAACAAGAATAAGAAAATGACTAAAGAACCAAAGCTTCCCCATAAGCTTAAAAACATAGTGTATGAGGAAAATTAGTTTTATGGATATGGCGGTATGCCTCAACGTACACACGTTCATTATATGGGAGTTCATAAGGCGGTACGGCTTCGAGAAGGGAGTTAAAAAGGATAGATGGGGGCGCGGTAGCGTATCAGCCCGTGAGTGCCGAAAGTGGATAGATAAGTTGGCGGCCTATATAGGGGAGCAGAATTTCACGTATAAGCAGGGAGTGAATAAGCGGCAATACTTGTTCCGGGATGAGGCAAGACGCGATGAGGAGAAGCGGAACGAGCAAGACGTGCCGAGGCGATACACCATCGACAGGCAAGGAAGGATAAGCCGGGCAACTCTTTTCCCGGATGGTTCGATAATGATTTGGTATTGGAACACGGACGGTGGCGGTTGGCTATTTGATAGGTGGGAACGCCTTAAGGTTACTAAATGATAGTGCCCCTTACGAATAGCATATACCTTTAAAAAATGATAGCAAAAGGGCGGTTTCGGCTTACAAATAGTCAGAAATTGCCCTTTGTCATTATATTTTATGAAAGCTCAATTCTTAAAAAGTGTTTAGATTGTTAATTGAAAAATGCTTATCAAAATGCGCACCGTGCTAACGTGCTGATAATCAAATGTGGCAAGTAAAAAATATAGGCGTGTCACAGTCCTTGTCTCACTTAACTTGCTGACCTACAATACCGTTAACATTTACTGTGCCAGGAAAAATGTAGGGTGGCACAGCAAGTGGCACAGATAACTCACTGACCTATATGTAGTTATCTACACTGTGCCACTAAATAGTATAAAATAGGTATAACACTTTATTTGGAAAAATATATGGTAATTGCAATGTAGAGATAGCAGTAATATATACTATTTATAAACCAAGTGTTAGAAAAGTGCTTTTTGCCTGGCACAGTGGCACAGTCGCTCTAACGGTCTGATACGTAGCGCGTTATCTGTGCCACCCGAGGTGTGCCACCAGAAACGTGCCTGGCACAGTAGGCAAAAACGCTTGTAACTCGTTGTGGCACAGTGCGTTATCTGTGCCGCCCCCTACTTTGTAAAATGTTTTTGATTTTCACGACTGATTGCAGGTTGGTTTGTGGCAGGAAGTTATGTACTTTTGCCCCCACACCCTTAAGGGAGTAATAGACCGCGCGCACACGGACATTATCCAATATCCCATGCACGCACAAAACCAATTAACAATTATGGCAGGAAGAACAAAGAAAGAAGCCGCCCCCGATACGAAAAAGGAAATCAAGAAAGGGCAGGCAACCGGGACACCCCCGAAACCAAAGGACGAGCTAAAGGCATGCACACAACTTTATGAAGTAGTGCAGACACGAGGCGTGAACGGTGCGACGCTTAACAGCATCGACGAGTGTATTAATTACGTAGCGGAATACATGAACTTTTGCGAGAAGAACCCCTATATCCAATACGAGATATTGAAAGGTGGTGCGGCAGCAGGGCAGAAGGTACCCGTGGAGAAGAAACGCGCGCCCTCTGTTGGCGGCTTCTGCCTTTTCATAGGCTGGTCTATAAAAGACTTCAATAAGAACATAGCGAAGCTGGAAAAGGCTTCCGAGACGAACCCCGATGCCGAGAACCTTCTATTAGGTTACACTCTGATAAAGGAGCTTATAACAACCGAGATGGACGAGGCGGCCCTTGCAGGGATGGTGGATGCCAACTACATGGCGAAGTTGCGAGGACTGCGAGACCTCAAGGACGTAACAAGCAACGGTAAGGAAGCAGGCACAAAAGCAATGCAGGTTAATGTGCTTTCCGAGGATGCCGTTAAGAACCTACAAAAGTTAGGGGGTATCTGATGAATGTAACATACACATTTGAAAAGCTATTGGCGGCTTTCGTTGACCCCCGAATACGTGGTGTTGCATCAAAGGGCGGCACACGTTCCGGCAAGACGTGGGCAACGTTGCAGATGTTGCATCTCCTTTGCTCTAACTCCGAAAAGCCCCTTATTGTTTCGTGCGTTGCCGCTACGCTTCCTATGGTGAAACGAGGCATGCAGCGAGACTTCAGACAGATGCTGGCAGCCGAGGGCGTATGGGATGAGAATTCGTTCAACAAGACCGAGGGGTGTTACACATATCCCAACGGGTGCATGATAGAGTTCTTTGGCGTCGATAACGCTTCAAAGGTGCACGGCCCAGCACGTGATATTCTGTTCGTCAACGAGGCGCAGGGCATACCCAGGGAAATCTTTAGGCAGCTTGATATCCGTACACGTAAAAAGGTTATTATCGACTTCAACCCGGTACGTAAGTTTTGGGGTGAAACCGAGTTCGTAGGTGACAGATACGTAACCATCCACTCAACGTACAAGGATAACCCGTACCTAACCAAGGAGCAGGTAGGTGCTATCGAGAAGAACAAGAACGACGCTAACTGGTGGCGTGTGTATGGTGAGGGCTTGACGGGCGGCGTAGAGGGTAACGTTTACCCCGAGTACGAAGTAATAGACGAACTGCCCGAAACGTTCACGGGTCGATGCCTGGGGCTTGACTTCGGTTTCGTTAACGACCCTACAGCGATTGTCGATATACGCATGGAAGGCTGGGACTTATACGTAGACCTACTTTGCTACGAAACGGGCCTACTTAACAGCCATATAGCGGACTACTTGACCGGGCAGGGGCTTAACCGCGTAGTTACCGTGTGCGACAGTGCGGAGCAAAAGAGTATCGTGGAGCTACAGCAGAAGCGTATCAAAGCAATACCGTGTGTTAAGGGACGCGGCTCTGTGGCGGCTGGCATAGCCCAGGTCTCCCAGTTCAAACTGCACATAACGAAACGCAGCGTTAAGATGCTGGACGAGCTGGATAACTACAAGTGGATAAAGGACGAGGCAACCGATACGTACACCAACGAACCTATAGATGCCTGGAACCACTCACTCGACGCTTTGCGTTATGGCGTAGATTACCTAATACGTAAATACCGCCCTAAATAGCATTTGCTTGCCCTCTACGGGCTTTTCTCCCCTAATAGTGGGAACTACTAACCGCGACAAAGAAAGTCGCTTAAAACACTTTAAAATGAAGAATTTACTTTTTAGACTATCTTTCAAAATTGCCAATATTCGTAATCGCGCGGCAATGCTCCGTATCGCGAACATGCCAGCCGATGGCACGGTACGGATGACACGGGACGAGGAACGCTTGCTCAAAGACATGATTAAGTACCTTAAGCCTTCCCAGGTAGCAACCCGTAACGGCAAAGCGGTGTACCGCCTTAAGGACATCGAGGAAATTGGTTTATGGGCTATCCTTGAAACGCGAAGAGCCGAGGACGCGTTAGGGCGTATCAAGGCATGGACTGATGACAACTATGAACCCGTTACCGTCGTTGATGCCGTGAAGCTTGACAAGTTCATAGTTAAACAGTTGGAAATAGCCGATGGCCTGGAACAGGTGATTTTCCAAAACATGCACGGCAAAGGCGGTGAAAGCGCGTTGACCGGCGATGAGACTATTAAACAAGCAAAGAACCTTCTCGGACTTGTGCAGATAACGGCCGAGCTTTTCCACTGTAGCTTTGACGAAGCTAAACAAATCAACTACTCGGATGCTATGCTGGCTATCGCCAAACGTAACGACGAGATAGAGAAAGAGAAACGTGAATTAAAGAAACAACAATCTAAAAACCGTTAACATATGACCTTTGAGACAATTTACAATACAGCGAATACACGTGCGGCAGCTTTAGGGCTGCCTCTCATATTCGGAGATACAGCCGTACAGAACGTGGCGGCTAACAGTCTGTCTGTAGACTTCTTCACTCTGGATATAACCACGGGCTTTTATAACGACGTGAACGTACCGAGAAGCAACGGCTACACAATCGTAATTCGTTGTATGGGTACGTCCGAGTATATGCGCGATGATGCTGTAGAGATTGCGACACTGATACGCACCGACCAACTTTTGCAGGATATGTTGGCTGCCTTTGTGTGCGGCTACGAGGTTGGCGCTATTCGCTTGTCGAAGGTGCAGAACCAGTACGACAGTATTAAATCAGGGTGGGAGGCCGTTTTGGATGTATACAAATTCGGATAGCAGACTTGACGCGGTTTGTTTCGTAGTGATTTACTACGTACTTTTGTGCGTCGTTAACTAATGAACGACACAAGAAATTATGAAGATTATCAGAAACAAGATTATCCCCTTTAAGGGCTTCAAAGCGATTAACCTCTTTGGCGTGTTGTTCGTTCGCGGCAATGCCTATATAGGTGAAAAGACAATAAGACACGAAAGCATTCACACCAAACAGATGCGTGAAATGCTTTATGTGCCTTTTTACGTTTGGTATGGTATCGAATGGGTGATACGTTACTTTGCGTGGAGTTTTGAAAAGAAACCATGCGACCCTAACGACAAGCCGTACGATAGAATGGGCTTCGAGAAAGAGGCGTACGCCAATGACCACGATACCGAATACCTAAAGAACCGTAAACCGTACGCATGGTTTAAATACTTGTAAATCATGAACAGCGAAGTAGTACAAGCGGTTAAAAAGATTCGTGATGAGATTGTAGCCAACTACTACGCTATGAAGCTGAACGCCTCGGGTAACTTCGATAAGCAAACACAAGTCGAGGAATATCCCGGTGGCGTTCGTATTGTAGCCCCAGCGTACATCTATCAGATGGAGGACGGACGTAGACCCGGCACAATGCCGCCCATATCTGCCATCAAGCAATGGATAAGGGATAAGAACGCGAACGCCGGCACGGACATTCCCGAAGAAGCAGCCTACGCGATTGCCTATGTGATTAAACGGGACGGTATCAAAGTACCCAACGAATACAACGCTGGCGGCGTGGCGAGTAAGATATTAACCCCCGAACTTATCAAGCGCGTAACGGTAGAAGTTAACCGTATTATCAGCGCGGAGATATTAACAATTTTAACTAAAAAGCAATGATTATACGAAATCTATTAACTAATGTAACTACAGCAGAAGCTGGCTATACGGCAATCGGCAGCATAGGCGCGGGTATTTACCGTCCTATACGCTTGGAGCAGGTGGGCGCGGTTACCAGTATAGCCCTTATCTATTCACGTAATGGGGCTACCAAGGCAACCGCCGTAGTTACCCCATACGAGGGCGCGGTATTGGATGTGTCAATGATGGCAGTAGCCACACCGAGTATAACGGAGAGCATCAACGCAGGCTTGGGGTTTACCGACTTCGTAGACATGGTGCAAATACAATACGTGGAGGGTACACTGAAATCTATCTTTATGCGCGTTATACACTCTCCGGCAGCATACGCGCGTAACTCTTGGGACATAAGCGCTGATAATCTGTCAGACTACGGTAATGGGCTGTTTAACCAATTGGATTTTAGTTGCGCTTCGTTTCTTAATAGTCCGTTAACGGGCGCGCCATTTAATTTTGCACTTCGATACGGTCAGCAAACCGCAAACGCAGACGGTAGACTACGGTACAGAGAAGGGGGCACAGGACGCTCACTTATTTGGGCGAATACGACATTTTCCACGAACCGGAACTTGCCTACGCTTGGGTTTAGAACCGAAAACGATGCCAACGCATGGGGCTACGCACGTTTTGAACGTAAATACCCGTATTGCTCCGACCCCAACAAACGGGTAACGCTTCGGTGGCTTAACAGCAAAGGGGCTTATGATACGATGTATTTCGACCAATACCGTATTGTGCCCACTTACTTGGCTAACTTCTCGGGCGGCAACCGTGTCTTGTCCTACGACGTTACAATAAACGTAGTAGTAACGGACGATAACCAAAACGCGCTGTATTGGCTTTCACGTTCGGGCGAGGTTGCTGGGGTATTCCCTTTGGCTACTAACCAATGGGCACGCGTTACGATACAGAACCCGAACGCGTTGAACATACAAGGCGGTGCGACGGGACGAGTAGCCGCGTTTAAATGCAAATTTGAAATTATAGAACCTTAACAATATGGACTTAACGATACGAATTAATGGGGAAGTGATAGACGGTGTTTCCGCTAACTCGGTAAAACTGACTATCAGCAACCCCGACCCCCTAAAATTCACGGAGCAAACGGTTAGTTACTCCGGGACAATCAACATACCGCGTTCAGAAGTGAACGACCGCGTGTTCCGTTCTGAACGTTTCCCAGGGAAGTTCATAAGGACAGCCCCATACCGCGCCGAATTGTATTTTGGGGGCTTCAATATTCCGTTCGGTAGCGGTTTGTTCCGTGTAAGTGTAACGGCAGATGAGGACGGATATAGCCTTGAACTGATAGAAAACATATCGAAGCTTTCGACATTGCGCGCCCCAGTGGTTGCCATACCTAAATTGGAAACACCGGCATATCAGTTTTCGACATATATAGATAGCCTTAATTACGCGTACCCAAACAACGTTGTCATACCTACGATATATGCGGCGAACGGGTCAACGCCCTTGCTTATGTCATACATCGCAGACCGGGTAACTAAAACAGCGGGGGAATACAAGGACGCAGAAAGTCAATTGGTTTTTAAAGGCGCGCACGATGGGCTGGACGGCTCGGTATATTCGGCTAATTACATGATAGCGGAAAGCAACGAGGTTGCCACGTGTTTTACCTACATGACCGGTTCGGAATTCGATTTAAGGTTCACCGACGATTCGTTTATAGTCCTTCCACCCTCCGCGCCTTCTACCGTTTACCTTAGAAGCAACGGCGGTACATTCGCTTTGCCATTTAAGCGCGGTGCGGTAAGACCCGATGGCAACTACAAGTACAGCCCGGTAAGCCCGGGTTCTACGTCTTGTTTGGTTACGCCAAGACCGACACACGATTTGAACTTTGGTTTCACTACCTCCGCCTCGTCTATGGTATATTCGAGAACGCCGATTACTACTGTGCCGAATACGGAAGCGTATTTCATATCGTTCAAGATTAATTCGGTCACAGCCCCTACCTATGCATGGGACTTGGTGGAAACAATGGGAATAGATACGCCTTTCGAGATTGTGCAGGCATTCTGCAAAGCGTTCTGTTGGACGTACGAATTTAAATCCAAACCGTTTGCGTTGACACTGAAACCGTTTATCAACCCGTCTACGAGTTCTACGTACCGGGTAGACTGGACGGGAAAAATAGACCAATCGAGTATAAAGGTTGCAGAAGCCGAGGGCGCTGCGAGAACATATGCGGTGCAGGTAGGTTCAATCAAACAGACGGTAGGCGGTTACGGTGGGGCTATATCTACGCAGGAGACAGTAGGCGAGAGCGCGTTCCCGGTAAACCCTGGTGCACAAAGACCATATGCCTCTATGATTAGGTTGGCGGGCTCGTACGTGCCCGATAACTATTTCAACCGTGCAAACGGTTATCGCGCTACGATAGCAGGGCATTATGACCGTTTTTCCCCTGGGTGGCAGGTGACGGCTAAAATGAACCTATCATATTTTGATATACAGAAAATGAAGTCCGACGCGCTTTATTTCGTAGGCGAGCTTAACCACTGGTTTTATCTCCGAACGATAAGCAACTGGGACGCATCAACGGGAAATGCGAACGTTACGTTAATCGCAGTTAAAAATTAAAAACAAAACATTATGGCTGAACAAGTTACATTATTAGACCTCTCTTTCGATACCTCCGAAGCACTTGACGGGCTGGACGCGTTAATAGCAAAGTCGCTTGAACTGGCAGAAACAAAGAAGCAGTTGCAAAGCGCGTTGAAAGACGAAAAGAAGCAGCTGGACGAGGCGGGAAAGGCTTTCAAGTCCGGCAGCTTGTCGCAGGACGATTATAAGAAAGCCGTTTCCGATTCGACGAAAACCCAGGTAGAACTAACGAAACAGTTAACAGATACCAATAAGTCCATTGCCGACAATAACTCGGCTATCAAGGTAAACACTACGCTGTTAAAGAGCCAGGAAGACAGCGTAGACGCTTTGCGAGCACAGTTGGCGAAGAACACGAAAGAGCTAAATGCCATGAGCGCGGCGACCCGTAACAATACGGACGAGGGAAAAGCGCTTGTTACCGAGACCAAAGAGATTTCCGACAAACTTAAGGAGATGGAAAAGGCAGTAGGCGATAACCGTAGGAACGTAGGTAACTATGCGGAAAGCATACAGGAAGCAATGAGCAGCACGCAAGGGCTTTCTGGGGCTACGGCGGCTATGGCTACGTCTCTATCGGGGGGTGTGAACATCCTAAAGGTGTTTAATGCTACGCTGAAAGCTAACCCTATACTTGCTATCGTGTCGGTTATTCTGGTTCTCATATCCACGGTTGAAAAACTGATGAAACGCAATAGCGAGATGGCAGCAAACCTAAAGGCGGCGTTCGCTCCGTTTGAGGTTATCTTCTCCCGGATACTCGACGGCATCACCAACATGTTGAGCGGTGTCGCAAAGGCTTTCGAGTGGGTGAGCGAAAAGGTTGTTAACTTGCTTTCGTCTATCGGTCTGATTACCGAGGAGACCACTAAAGCAGCGAGCGCAGCCAAAGCGCTCACCAAGCAAGAACTTGCAATATACGAGGCGGAAACAAACAACCTTGTAACGTTGTCGGCGATGCGCAGGGAACTCGAGGCGCAACGTACCATTGTAGGAGACCAGCTAAAGACCGCGGAGGAACGAAACGCAGCAGCTCAAAAGGCTATTGCGATTTCCAAGCAAATGGAGAAAGCCGAGATAGGCGTACTACAGCAGAAGTACAATCAAATCAAGGCGCAAAACGAATTGAGCTACACAAGCAAGGAAGACAGACGCGCCGAGATGCAAGCACTGGCAGACCTACAGGCACGTCAAGCGGATTACATCTCACAGCGTAAAGAACTGGAAAACCAAGCGAGCGGTATCGTAAAGGCACAGATAGCAGCTAATGCAGCAGCGTTTAAAGCCAACGAGGAGAAGAAGGCGGCGGCGGCTATCAAGGCAGCCCAGGATGCGGAAACAGCTAAACGCGAATTGCAGGAACAGACCATCAAACAGTTCGAGGAAGCGCGTACCAAGTTAGAACTATCTTTGCAGGAGAAGGAAATAGGAAATGACAGCATAAAACTTAAGCTTGAAAACGAAAAAGCCTATGTAGAGGAAAGTCTAAAGCTTGAGCGTTACAGACTGGAGCAGGGTTTAATCTCGCAACAAGAGTTCGCCAACCGGGAACAAGCGTTCCAGTTAGGTGTGCTCCAACTGGAACAACAGATGCGTGAAGAACAAGACCGCACCGAAAAGGAAAGGAAAGCGCTTGACGAAGCAAACCTAAGGGAATTGAAGATGGCCAACATAGCCAACGAATACGAGTTAAGGCAAGCCACATTAGATGCACAATACCAGCAGGAAATCGCAGCAGCCGAGAAGATAGGAGCGGACACGGCTCTGATTCAATCGAAGTACGAGAAGGCTAAGGAGGATAACACGAGGGCACGCGTTAACGCTGAATTGACTATGACGGCTGGACTGGCAGGCCAGATGTCAACACTATTAGGCGAAGAGAGTGCAATAGGTAAGGCGTTCGGTGTGGTTCAAGCAACCATTAACACTTATATCGGTGCTACTAAAGCACTGGCACAAGGTGGTATACTCGGCATCGCACAAGCCGCGATAGTTATTGCTTTCGGTATGAAACAAGTTGCGAATATTGCAAAGCAGAAAGAACCCGAAACAAAGGTGAGCAGCGTTAAGAAGTACGCGAAGGGTGGTCAGATATTCGGCAAGTCGCACGCACAAGGCGGTGTAACATTTCGGGGCGATAACGGGCAGGTGTTCGAGGCCGAAGGAGGCGAGAACGTCTATATCATGAAGAAGACAGCGAGTGCAGAGATTAACGCCCTATCAGCCATTAATGAGGCACATGGGGGCAACTCTTTCGGTACGTCCGGGCTTTACAAGTTTGCCGATGGTGGTATGGCCGCAAGCATCTCCGAAGCAAACCGAATGGTTAGGCAGTCCGATAACGTTCGCCTATCGAGCGAAAGCATTAACCAACTGGCGGGGGTTGTTATCGACGCGGTTATGAGCATGCCTAACCCGGTCGTATCGGTGCAGGACATCAACGCGGGACAAAACGACGTGGCGGTAGTCAAGGGCTTCGCAACTTTCTAATATTAATCAACTCGTGCAGAGATGGTGCATACGACAAAAGGCGCTATCTTTGCACGTGTTACAGCAAAAACAAATTTATGAAATTTAAAAAGCTTAGAATTATTCAAGTCGGGTTAACGACCAACTTTGGGATGTACGAGGGTGGGGAATACCCCCTTTCGATTACGGACGCGGCAGTTAAAAGCGTTGTAGCGCTCGGAAACCTTAGGCCCGTCCATTGCAGGCGTACCCACAACGGCAGTGATATGCTGGACGGGTATTTAGGCAAATTTACGAACTTCGTTTACGAGAATGGCGCGGCCTTTGCCGATTTCGAGATGTCCGAAGCACTTGAGACAGCCTACCCCAATGAGGCGAAGTTTATCTCAACCATGATAGAAAAAGAGCCCGATATGTTGGGTGTTTCTGTAGTTGGTTATAATGAGGTAGAATTGAATGACGGTATTCTTTACGTTACCGAATTTGTGGAGTTGTATTCATGTGATTTAGTGGGGCTTCCAGCCGCCACTGAAAGCCTTTTTAATAACAATAAAACAGAGAAAAAAATGAACAAATTTTTCAGCTCGTTTGCAAATCTATTCCAAAAGACGCAGTTTGCAACGGAAACAGTAGAAACCGTGGATGGTAATAGCATTACTATCGAGGCGGCTGGTGAGACGATGGCTATCGGTGATAAGGTCTTTGATAGCGAAGGCAACGTTCACCCGGATGGTGAAGTACAGATTCAAGTCGAGGAAGGTATTTTGATTATCACTATCGAAGGCGGTGTGATTACCGAGGTTAAACCCTACGAGGCAGAAGAAGTGGTAGTAGAACCCGAAACCGCAGCCGTACCCGAAGAGTTTTCTAACCGTATCGCAGCACTTGAGACATCTATCGCAACGTTGACCGCTTCAATGGCAGCAATGACAGCGCAATTTAGCAGAGCGACTGCGAAACCCGGTGTTCCCCAGGTAAGTATTCCGAAGGACAAGAAGAAAGAAACAGCCCTTAGCCGAGACGCGGTGGCCGAAGCGGCAAAGAGATTTTACAAAAAATAACAAACAAAAAAAATTAAGAAATTATGGCATTTACATTTACAGACCTTAACAGCCTGAATATTAACAGTTTGAACGAAGTTATCTCTTTGACCGTCGGTTTGGCTGGTGAGATTTCTAACGGTATCACCGTACTTAACGGTATCGCTAACAACACGCCCGTTGTTTCCCTTACAGCAGTCGACAAGGCTTTGCGTAAATCAGCAGGCTGCGGTGGCTCATACTTCTACAATAACTTAACCGACAAGGTTAAGTATTACACACACGCACCTATCGAACTGCCTATCGAAATCTGTTTGCAATCTTTGTGGGGCAAAATGGTGGCCCGCGGTATTAACCTTGAAGACGATTTTTCCGCAACCGATTTGGCCGGTTTCATTCAGTCCGAAGTATTGAAGGTGTTGGAAGCTGACTTGCTGCGTCTCGCTTGGTTGGATGGCGACGTTAAGGACGGGATTACGGGCTATGGTATCTTTACGCGCGGTGGTATCATCAAGCAGTTTAAGGATAGCAAAAAGACCGAACACGTTCTGACGCTCGACACAGCAGGCGTTCTTACTGCACTTCGTGGAGCTATCGACGCACAGCGCCCCGATACACTCGATACATCGGAGTTCTTTGTAACGTCTAACGTTATGCGCCTCTACAAGAACCTTTTGCAGGATAGAGATAATAGCGCTGCACAGTCCGACATCGTTGACGGCCGCCCGGTTTACTTCTTCGAGGGGTACAAGATTAACGAACTTCGCCACGTGTCTAATGCTGCCTTGGTTGACGGTAAAACGGACGCTTTCGTAGTATTCACACCGAAGGACAACATTCAGATTGCTTTGGAAGGTAGCTCTACTAACATCGCTCCGTTCATCCAGGACGCCAAAAGCCGTAACTACTACTCACAGACTTTGTTCGCGGCTGATGCCATGCTGGTTGCACCCGAAAAAATGCAGATGTGGTTACGTGCTTCTGCTAAATGAAAATTAGTATTAACAATAAAAGGGGTTGGGATATTAACCCAGCCCCTTTTTCATTTTATATAATATGGCAAAAACTTGTTTAAATAAACTTTCGGGTAATATCTTGCGGCCTTGCAGTATTACGCAAGTGGGGCTTAAGGACATATATCTGATGCACGCAGAGGATGTTACTTTGGCTTCTAATGGTATGGTAGTTACGAATATAATCTTTGCCAGTGATGCGAAAAGCTACAAAGTGGAAGGATATAAACAAAACTTACAGTACACCGCAACCCTTAAAACAACGGACGCCTCTTCGAGGTTGAACACATCGGTGACTTTTAAGATGCCCGCCGAGGGCCCTATAATGTCTACACTCGCAATGGGTAGGTTCTATGTGATGGTACAGTACGCTGATGAATCTGCCGGGCTTGTGGGTGTTCAATGCCCTTTAGAGTGTTCGGCAATGGAGTTCGACAGCAACGCGAATGCAGCACTTGTAACGGTTACATTGTCCGACCCGGAAGGTTCGGCAGGAAACGCACACATGATGTGTCATAATGCGGTTCGTAGTTCAATAATCTCAAAATCAGTTTAATTATGGCATGCATTTCAAAATTAGCAAGCGCAATTGCTTATAATTGCGACACGGGCGCAACGGGTTTAGCTAGCGCTATGATTATTAACAAGGCCGATATAGCCTCATTTACCTATGGTGGAGACCTCATCAGTCAAATTGTGCTAAAAGGGGACGCGACACCCTACAAAATAGACACTGTTAAGCGTTCGTTGGTGCTTTCGTCTTCTCTTAAGGTGAATGAGGGCGCGCCTAATGCGTACACCCATTCGGCTACCATAGTGGATACGTCAGACCGTGGATACGGAGCGGATCTGCGGTCGAGGATTAACGCGTATGCTAACGCTAACTTTGTTATCGTTGCGTGGCCCGTCGGAAAATCGTTCGGCCAGATTTACGGGCTGTACTACGGAATGTCCCCCACGTCGGTAGATTTTAGTTCACATGATAATGGGGGCTGGACTACGGTTGTGGTATCTACTCCGGAAAATGTTATAGGAGAAGATGAGCTGTTCTTGAGCCGTGATGCTTATAATATCTTGTACGCGACAGCAGTTTAACTAATTAAAAGAAAGGAAAAATAATATGGCATGTATAGGAGAAATATCGGCAAGTTTGTCTATGTCTTGCGGAGCACCAGCGCGGGCAGACTTAAGCAGGCCCGTGAGTGCAAAGATTTTAAACGCCGCTGCTATAGCGAGTTTTACAGTAGGCCAGGGTAACGTTGCCGTCATAACCCGCGTACCTGGGAAAGTAGGCTATGGTGTTACCGCCGACAACAATTCATTAGTTGTAACGGTTGGCCTTAAATCGCAGGATATTATTCCCGGTGCGTATGATGTGGCAATTACGTTTAAATCGTTCAGTGGAGCTCATACGCTAGCGAGCGCAGCTGGACCCATGGGCGTTGCAGATACGTTAACGCGCGCAGAACTCGTTATCGCGGTAGACCACGGTGATGCGATACGCGTTTATGGTTTGGGCGCCCCCTTGGTTTGTACCGAGATGTCGGGGGATTCAAGCGCGAGCGCATATGTAACATACACGTTTGGCGTTGAGGATTGGCAGGTAGGGACAACGATTCATTATATGAATAGAGAGGACTACGATGCGCTGGATTCGCCAGCAGAATAATAAATCAAAAAGAAAATGGCAGAAGAATTAACTAATACTATGGGGCAGGGCGAAAGCACTGCTCCCGTTGTTGTTGAACCGAAGGTTGCAACATTACAGGAAAAGTTGGACGCGTATTATACAATGACGGGTCTAAAACTTGATACCAATTGCCACATGGATATGGAATTTTTATCTTTGTGGTACGAAACGAAGTATCTCACTAAAATCGTCTATAAGTGGGCGATGAAACCGGGTGCGCGTATCGTGCATTATGTGGATGGCGTGGTTTACAAGTCCGCAAACATGACGGACGAAATAGCCGAACGACTTATGAAGGAGAACCCGGCATACGCAGATTGTTTTGTAGAAATTAATAAAGAATAGCATCATGATAGGTTACAGCCGAATAGCATTATTAGTAGAAAAAGCGCTTAAACTTTCCGCGAATACGGGCGATAGAGTGATTAACTACGGAGAGGGAAACCTTTATCCGCAGGAAATTGCCGAACTCATATACGCGTCAAAGACAGCGAGCGCGGCCGTCGAGAAAATGACGGAGAATATAATCTGTGAGGGGTTCAAAAACAAGGAATTCGCGGAAATGACGAACGGCAACGGCTGTAACATGAACGATGTGTTAGAAGCTACGGCAAACGACGTTGCACGTTTTAAGGGCTGGGCTTGGATAGTGCAGTATGGTTTAACGCCAGCAGGCTATCAGCCCAAAAACGTGTACAACGTCCCGTTTGAATACGTTCGTGCCGAGATGAACGACAATTACAAGAATGACCCTACGGTAAGGAGCTGGCGAGTGTTCAACAACTGGGAGAAACAGAGCGTAAAGTCAACAAGTGTTAAAGGTAACTCTGTTGTTTACCCCACATTCAACCCCGAAAACTTCGCGGCTGAAGTTGAGGAATGCGGAGGTATCGAGAACCACAAAGGACAACTTTTGTATGTGAACCTTAGCACTACCCGACCTTATCCTATTAGCACGTTCCACGCGGTGCGTAACGAGATGGGCGCGGAGGACAAGAACGGGCGATACGTTAACCGTACTTTAGGGCGTGGTTTCCACATGTGCAGCATTGTTTCACACGGTGATTTCGAGACCGAGCAGGCTCAACAAGAGTTCCGCGATACGTTGTCCGAGATGATGGGTAGCGAGAACGCAGGTTCGGTGCTTACCGTTCGCGATGAGAACGTAGCCACGGACAAACCGTTTATAAAGGTAGACCAGTTAGGCAGCCCGATAGATAGGGAGCTGTACAAGGCTTATGTAGAGCCATTGCGAAAGGATATTGCAATAGCCGCCTATAACATCCCATTGCCTCTTATTGATAGCTCGCTGTTAACGTTCTCGAACGCTTCCGGTGAGGTTATTAAAGAAATGCAAAAGGTGTACAGAAACAGCTTAGCGAAGGTACGGCAACGTATTTCGCGTGAATTATACCAAGTATTCGGGGTTGACCCGTCGGTTACTGAAATTGAAAATAAATTTGATAACGAAAATGGCATACCCAATTCAGAAGTTCAGAACGCTGTTTGAGATAGCGACGGACGTAAAAGACAATAAGATAGAGAAGGCTTTCTTTGAGGCTGACCTATTGGACATATTGCCCCAGGTGGGGGCGATGTACGATGCCATCCCGGACGAGTACATCGCAGACGGTGCGGGCTTCGCGGGTGCGGAAAAGGTTATAAGTTACTATGCCTTTGCCCGTTATTTGCAGATTGCCGACCAAAACAGTACGACCACCGGGATGAAAATTCAGACGTACGGAGGTTCAGTAGTTGTTCCCGACACGAGTAAAGTTAAGAGGTTTGAAGCTGAACGGAGCAAAGCCGATTTGTTTTTAGAACCTTTGATTTGCCGTATGAAAAAAGACGGGTTTATAAAGGTATGTGTGGTTCAGAATTCACGTATAGGTCTTATCAAGTGATAGAAAGTTTAGCAGCTTACTTCCGAATGTTTTTCGCTGTTACCGTTCTGACAGTTGTTTCGGATGTGAGGGACCTTATATTTATTGTTGTGATAGTGACCGCCCTAAACTGGTTAGCCGGGTATCTCGCAGACCACCGAAAGGGCAAACCGTATCGGCATAAAAAGACAATGCAGGCCGTTAAGGAGCTATTCTTGACGAGCGCTATACTGTTTTTTGTTGCTCTTACTTGTAATATGTTGGAACCGGGTATTGATTATCGGATATTGATTAGGGGTCTTACTGGTATATTCCTTATTATATATGCGAGGAACATAACCAAGAACCTACGCATTATCCAGCCGTCTAATGAATTTATAAAGGTATTGAATAGTATTGCCAATAGCAAATACTTTAGCCTTAAAAAGAAGATTAAAGACGGTGAATATGATTTGCCCATAGAAGAAAGGAAAGAAGATGGCGAACAGCAGTAAACTTGTACCGTTTATCCTCCAGTGGGAAGGCGGTTTTGTTAATGACCCCGACGACTTAGGAGGGGCAACCAACAAAGGTATTACAATAGGCACGTTTACCGAGTACAGACGGAAGAAGGGGTTAAAAGCCCCTACCGTCGAGGACTTGAAAAACATATCCGATGCCGAATGGCACGACGTTTTTAGGTCCTTGTACTGGGACAGGTGGAAAGCCGATGACATTAACAGCCAGGCCGTAGCCAATATCGTAGTAGATTGGGTTTGGGCTTCGGGGGTACACGGCATTAAAAGGCCTCAAAAGCTTTTGGGCGTTGTAGCCGATGGGTTGGTAGGCGCAAAGACTATAGCCGCTATCAACGCAGCAGACCCTAAGAAGCTGTTTGAAGCTATCAAGGCAGACCGGGCGAAGTTTATCGACGAGATTTGCAAGGCACGCCCGAAAAACGAGAAGTATAGAAAGGGTTGGATGAACCGTATTAATGCCATCAAGTATGAATAGCCTAAAGAAAATCATGATATGCGCTTTTGCTATCATGGTTGTAATTGGTATCATATCAAAGTTGGTAGATACCGTGAAAAAGCAAAAGGCCGAAATCGAACGCCTGGATAGGAACATAGACGCGATGAACGAAACCGAAGTACAATACATATCAAAGTTGGGTGATGCCGCTGTGAAGCGTAAAGCCCTGGAGCTATCCGCGAGGGAGCTAAAGAAGCAGAACGCAGACCTATATAAAGAGGTGAAGGCGCTTGATGCTCGATTGAAAGATGCGCTTTCAGTTAGCAAGGTAGTAACAAAGACAGTGATTAAAGAGGTTGTGAGAACCGACACGATTAATGGGGTGACAGTAGCCGAATACCGCGACCCGTGGAACACGATTAGGTCAGAACAAAGAGGAGACAGCACGGAGTTATCATACCAAGGTAATGACACGATAGTGGGGGTAATCTCTATTAGAAAGAAGCGATTCCTCTTTTTTAGGTGGGGTGTCAAGTCGGTAGATTGTGACGTTTCTAACAAAAACCCCAAATCTAAAATGAAAATAGACATAGCTGTGAAGTTTAAGTAAAACACGATTTAAGGGTGCATTCTTCGGAATGTGCCCTTTTTGCGTATCAAACTGTGCCACTGTGCCAGGCAACGTTTTTAGGTGGCACAGTCTTTGTCTCACTTAACTTGCTGTATTATAGTTATTTATAGAGGTGTGCCAGGTGAGACAGTGAAAATGGTATAACACTTTATTTTGGTGATTATTGAAATTTACCCCCTCTACTAAATATTCGTAGTATAGTAGTATTTTATATATTCCAAATAAAGTTATAGGAAAACATCAGCCTCACCTGGCACGGTTGGCTTTTTCCGTTGTAACGGCTTGATTTGTAGCGCATTAAGTGAGACAGCACATTTCCGAGGGGTGGCACAGTCCGAAATCTCATTTTTTTAAATGCCTGGTTTTCAACGTTTTAAGTGAGACAGAGCACTTTTATTCCTAAATAATGTTAACGGAATGTACAACCTATTGATAAAAGCCGTATATTTGTAATGTCAAAAGGAAATAAAAGTATAAACGATTAAAAAGTAGAATTATGAAATCACTTGAAGAACTTAAGAACAGTATTTATGAGAAAATAAACGAAATCAGAAATTTCGATACCGACGGCTCTAAAATCTTTAATGGGGATGGGACATACAACTATGAGGAACTGGGCGCCTATCTTGAAAGAAACAAGAAAAAGAACTATATGAAAGCCGCTTGCATGAGGATGATTAAAAATTATCTTGACAGAGTGTATGACGGATGGAAGTTCTACGAGAAGGATTATCTTGTTTATGTGAATGACTTTAAAAGATTTGGATAAAAAAGTAGGTTTTCGGTGAACCTTTTAAAACCGAGATTGTTTATCTATTATAAAACGATTAAAAAGTAGAATTATGAAAGCGATTAACTGTATTTTCAGAGAGACGATTAAAGAAGGTAAGTTCGAGATGAAAAGCCATATCCTTGTATTCTTGGATGATAACGGTACGGAGCAAAGCGCGCCTTTCACAGAGGTACGTTTCGACGGGCATTTTGACAGCTACCAGTTCGAGGGTGTAGCCTATAGATTCATGCAACCCATGCTGGAAGCGATATATAATAAAAAAAAAAAACGTTAACAAATGAACCAACGTATTTGCAAAAGCGTTATATTTGCATCAACAATTTAAAAAGATAAAGTTATGAGAGAGCAAAAGTTTATTATCGACGAGGTGAAAAAGCACTTGCAGGCAAGCGCGAGGAAGAACAAATACCAAGTTATTGACGCGGTGCAAGAAATGCCTACGTTCGAGGGTTTTATATTCTCTTACTATTCTCAAAGGCTGGATGGCACCCAATTCCCAGTAGATGTTGAAGATATGTATATCAACTGCGATGAGTGGGACGAGTTCTATAATGAGACGGTGACCAAGGTTGCACAAGCCATTTTGGAAGCCGAACAAATCAAAGAAGCGTAAATTAATTAGAAACCATATAAAAAACAAAGATTATGAAAGTTACTACATTATCATTTGAATTTGACGGGAGAGACGAACAAGAAGTTATTAATGTTACTAAGATGCTGAAAGAACTACTTTCGGGCGCTTCTGACGACGTTTCAGTAGAAACGCATGTAGTTACGCCTAAAAAGGAAGAAAAGCCCGTAGCGGTCAGCAAAACAACGTCTACAGCCGTGCCGACACTCAGCGAGCCAGCACAACCCGTAGCACCTACGTTTAGCGAGCCAACGAAGACAGCCACCCCGAAGAAGGAAGCGAAGCCCGAACCCGCAAAGGCAGAAGAACCAGCTAAGGCAGAAGAAGAAACGAAGAGCGAAGCACCTACTTTGAAGGAGATGCAAACACTTGTTATATCAAGTGTTAGAACCGGGCACGTTACCCGTGATGAAATGGCCTCTATCTTATTGGAGTTCGGGGGTACGTCTCTGTCATCAGTTAACCCTTCCAAGTATGCTTTACTTAAACAACGCATTGAAAATTATCCTTTGACGAGATGAAAGAACAAATAAACCATAGTGAGCGCGAACACGCGCTCCTATCGCCAAGCAGCTCACACCGTTGGATGTATTGCACACCGTCTGCGCGGTTGGAAGAAAACATACCGAGCACGGGAAGCGCGGCATCAGAAGAGGGAACAGTAGCTCACGAGTTGGCAGAGCACGCAATAAGAAAGTATTTGGCTGGGGAATACACCCCATTACTTGACGAATTGCCCGTACCTAAAGAGATTGCGGAAAACAAGTATTACAGCCCCGAGATGGATAAGTACGTAACCGACTACGTATGTTATGTGTGCGACGTTTACGAGGTCATAGAGGGCGCGGAAATGAGCATAGAACGAAAGTTTGACCTAACGATGTACGTACCCGAGTGTTTCGGTAGCTGCGACTGCGATATAGTAGGCGAAACGGTTCTAAACATCATAGACCTTAAGTATGGAAAGGGCGTACAAGTAGACGCTAACGGAAACAGCCAATTAATGATGTACGCTATCGGAGTGCTTAACTCCTTGGAACCGTCCCACCGTGCCAAGATTGAAAAGGTACGTATGCACATTGCACAAGTACGCCTGGGACATTACCCGGTATTCGAGATGACGGCACGAGACCTCACCCACTGGGCGATACACGTACTAAGACCGACGGCCGAAAAAGCATTTGCCGGGCAAGGAGAAACGAGGGTAGGTTCTCATTGTAAGTTCTGCAAGTTCAAAGCCCAATGCCGGGCGCAACGTGATGCACTTGTTAACGAGTTCGAGACCCACGGAGAAACCAAAGCCCTATCTTTAGAGGAAATTGGGGAGATACTTAATAAGGCGGATATGTTTACCGATTGGCTATCAGCAGTTAAACAGTTTGCGATGTCCGAGGCCTTAAGCGGCAAGCACGTTAACGGGTGGAAGCTGGTGGAAGGCAGGTCGACACGGGTCATTAAAGACGAAGCAGAGGCCTTAAAACGACTAACGGAGGCAGGTTTTGACCGGGAAACCCTTATCAATACGAAGATAAAAGGCATCGGAGACCTGGAACGAATCGTGGGAAAGAAGCCGCTAACGGTTCTACTGGACGGTGTAATAGTTAAGCCCCAGGGCGCGCCAACGCTCGCACCGGAAAGCGATAAAAGAGAACCGATACAACCTACTTTGGATATGTTTGAGGAATTAAATTCATAAAAGAAGTTAACGAAAGAACCAACCTATCAGATAAAGCGTTATATTTGCATTATCAATTTAAAAACAAAACGATATGAAAAGTAACAACGGTATTCTAACAGAGAAAGAGATTCAAGCAAGAACAAAGTTTTGGAACAAAAAGCAATTCCGCACATGGACTAACAAGGAACTTGAAAGAACCTCTACAGATATGCAAAAACTTTTGGTAGCTCTAAAGGAATTCAGTATGGACGAGATTAAAGCTATTAGAAAGTTAGACGGATATAGCTTTAGAGTGCATGGGAAAAATGACCCGAAGTATATCGTACGGTCGGCATACCAAAGGGATTTAGATTACGCTATTTCGATAGCACCGAAAACTTTTAAAGTTAAACAAGGTTAACAGAGTAAACAACTTATAGATTTATTTGTTATCTCTGCAACATCAAATTAAAAACGGAACGTCCGAACCGATTAGAGGACAAAAAGAAAAAAAGTGTAATATGAAAGCAATGATTAAAAACGCGAGATTGAGTTATGTACGTGTATTTGAAGCATCACAAATTAACGGACAAGGAGACGCAACGTATAGTGTTTGTCTACTTATTGACAAGAACAGCCCGGAAGTTCCGAAGATTAAAGCCGCCATTGAAGCCGAGCGCGCAACGTTTAAGACTAAATATCCTAAACTCGCAGGCAAAGACCCCAGGACATGGAACGGCCCGTTAAGAGATGGCGACGAAGAAAAAGACGGTGCAGAATACAAGGGTTGCTACTTTATCAACGCGAAGCGTAAAGAGGCACAAGGCGCGCCTATCGTTATCGACGGCCGTAAACAGTACATAACAGACAAAAACGAGGTGTATAGCGGATGTTACGGTAATGTAGCTGTTTCCTTTTACACTTATGAGTTTACCGGGAAGTACGGCGTAGGTGTGGGTCTGAACGGAATACAGAAGACGGCAGACGGTGAACGTTTGGATGGTGGAACAAGTCTTGACGATTTCGATACGGTGGATATCGACGAGAACGACGATTTGTTTAAGTAACCCTTTCGGAGTAAAAAAAACATTAGTAAGAACGTGGGGGCGTAAGAGCCCCCACAATTTTAAAAAGCAAAAATGGGAAAAAGTGATTCATACATAAACGCGCAGGGGGTTAGAATTTCAAAGGCAACGGGCAAACCCGTGAAGAAATATACAAAGAGAGATACCGCGTACTGGAACGCACGCATGAACGGCCCTACCGTACCGGAAAGCGAACCTATCGAAGTAGTGGTAGACCCTGTAATAGCAGAGTTTCAAACACTGTACACAGAAGAAGAGATACGAGGTATCATAGACCTAAAGAAAGACAGCGCGCCTATCGAACTGGTGGAGATTCACGCAAAAGCTAAATCAACGCTTGACGAAAGTAACACGGGCTTTTTGATAGCCAGTGACTGGCACGCGGATGAGGTTGTTAAGGCCTCCACCGTTTTAGGAAAGAACGAATACAACAGAGATATAGCGGAAAAGCGAATAAAGAATTTCTTTTCAAACGCTATCTATATGGTTAAGAAAAAGCCCGTAGATAACTTGGTGGTAGGTCTTATCGGAGATATGATAGGCGGATACATCCACGACGAACTTGCGCAAACAAACAGCATGACTCCTATGCAGGGAGTTCAGTTCGTAAAAACGCTCATTATATCGGGGCTTATGGCTATCCACGACGAACTGCCAGACCTTCAAAAAATAGTAGTAGTAGGTATATGCGGAAATCATTCAAGAACGACGAAGAAAATGCAATTCTCGAACGGATTCGCCATGAACCATGAATATTTCATGTACAAGGATATTGAGCAAACGTTAACACTCATGGGTTTAACAAAGTTCGAGTTCATTATACCCGAAAGTGAATTCGCCTACCTCGACATCTACGGGAAAAAGATTCTTTTCTGCCACGGACACCAGTTTAGAAGTGCAGGCGGTATCGGGGGTATCTATCCGAGTATGTTTAAATGGTATGCAAAGTTAAATCAGACCCTTAAAATTGATAAAGCCTTTATAGGACATTATCACCAAATGATATACACGAAAGAGGTTTGTGTTAACGGTTCTCTGAAAGGTTTCGACGCGTTTGCGATGGGCCGCGGGCTGGCATACGAAGAGCCCCAGCAAACATATGTTATTCTGAATGAAAAGCGAGGATTTATTTTCTACTCACCTATCTTTGCCGATTAAGTAATAAGGGCTATCAATTGTTAAATAATTGCAGTTGATAGCCCTTTTTCTTGTTTATCCAAAACATTTACTTACCTTTGCCGTTGTATTAGTATAAACAATTAAAAACCAAAGAGATTATGAGACATCTTTTTATAGACTTTGAAACATACTCCGAAACAGACATTAAAAGCGCTGGCAATTACAAGTATTGCGAAGACCCGGCCTTTGAAATATTGCTGTGCGGTTATATGTGGGACACGGACACGGAGGTATCAATAATAGACCTAAAGACCCCTAATGGGCGTACCGAGTTTAACGAGCTGTTCACATCAGTAGCCAATGACCCGGACGTAGTTATAGTGGCCCACAACGCAACGTTTGAGCGCGTCTGTTTGAAGGAATACGGGTTCGATATAAGTCCCATGCGTTTTTTCTGTACGGCTAATATGGCGCTCTATTGCGGTCTGCCTCCTTCACTTGACGCTGTTTCACAGATTCTCGATTTGCAGGATAAGAAGCTGGGAACGGGCAAAAACCTCATCCGTTATTTCTCCGTACCCTGCAAACCTACCAAAGCAAACGGAGGGCGCACCCGTAACCTACCCGAACATGACCCGGAGGCCTGGGAAGAATTTAAGGAATATCTACGTTATGACGTGCTATCAGAAAAGGAAATATTCGGCAAATTATCACGGTTTGAGTTCCCCGAACTGGAGCAACGTATATATGCGGCAGACCAACGCATAAACGACTACGGAATACGTGCCGATTTGCAATTAGCGACGGCCGCCCGGGATATGGACGAAGAATATAAGCAGAAGTTAGCCGAGATAGCCGAAAGCAAATACGGTATCGGTTCGCTAAAGTCCATGCCGCAGCTAAAGGAGTTCATCAAGGAACGTACCGGTGTGGTTGTTTCGTCGTTGACCAAAGGAGTGATAGAGGATGTCATAAAAGAGATTGTGAGCCTACAGAACGTCCCGGAAGCGGATAAGCAAGCAGTATTAGACGTTATCGACCTACGCCGGGAAATCGGTAAGACATCTAACGCAAAGTATACCGCCATCCTTGCAAGTGCAGGACGCGGAGACCGTATTAGAGGGCTGTTTAGGTATTATGGCGCGAACCGTACCGGGCGATGGGCCGGGCGCTTGGTTCAGTTGCAGAACCTACCGCAAAACCATATCGAGGAGCTGGACGAAGCGCGAGACCTGGCAAAGTTGCATGATTTATCGCTGATGGAATTAATGTACGAGAAGCCGACACACATTCTATCACAGCTTATCCGTACCGCGTTTATTGCCCCCGACGGGTACACCTTTTCGGTGGCTGACTTCTCGGCCATTGAGGCACGTGTAATTGCGTGGGTGGCTAACGAACAATGGAGGCTTGATTTGTTCAAAGACCCAAAGGCTGATATATATTGCGCTTCCGCGTCTAAGATGTTCGGCGTTCCCGTTCACAAGGGCGACGAGCTAAGACAGCGCGGAAAGGTTGCCGAGCTTGCATTAGGTTATGGGGGCGGGGTTAACGCCCTTACTACGATGGATACCAAGAAAGCGTTAACGGAACAAGAAAAACCTCAAATATTGTCAAAATGGAGAGAGGCTAACAAAAAAGTAGTATCTTTGTGGAAGTCTTTAGAAAATGCTGCAAAAACGTGTATAGGCACACGTAGACCGCAAACGTTCGTTATTGATGAGCTTTCTACGATAACGTTCAGATACGAAGGCGGAGCAATGACTATAGAATTACCATCGGGGCGAAAACTTTTTTACCCCTCCGCGCGTTTAAGCAGTAGAACAATATCGGGGGATAACGGTGAGTTTGACGTGCAGGATATTTCCTACATGGGACAAGAACAAACAACGGGCAAATGGGCGAAGTTACACACCTACGGAGGCAAGCTAACGGAGAACATTGTGCAGGCAATAAGCCGCGATTTACTGGCGAATGCGATTTTCAAGGTATTCGATATGGGCTATAACATTGTACTACACGTTCATGACGAGATAGCCACCGAGATACCTAAGGACGGGAACGAAGAATTAACGCTTAACGCGATGATAGATGCGATGTGTGACGCGCCAAGCTGGGCGGCTAACATCCCATTGCGAGCGGCTGGTTACATAACAGAATATTATAAAAAAGATTAGGAAATGGAATTAAAGAAGATGACTTTTAAGGTTGCGACCGCTACTAATGCAAAGTCGGTAAGCTGGAAGAACCGTACCTACACATGGGACGACCTTGTTAAGAGGTTCACCAGTGCAAAGGTAACGGAGGAAACCTACCGGGAGTTCATGGCAGCGAGCAAAGCCGAACAAGGTGCAATTAAAGACGTAGGAGCCTTCATGGGAGGCGAGTTATTCGGTAGCCGAAGAAACAAGAACAACGTAGGCGAGCGCTCACTATTGGCGCTTGATATTGACTACGGAGAAGCCGATTTCCCAGAACGCTTCTTTGCGGCTATCAATTGCGCGTGCATCATTCACGGGACACATAAACACAACCCGAAAGCAGGAACGTTACGTTATCGCGTTATCATTCCTTTGTCTGAACCCGTGGACGGTGAACAATACGAAGCCATCGCACGAAAGGTTGCGGAGATTACCGGGATAGACTTGTACGACCGCACGACGTTTCAGCCGGAGCGCTGCATGTTCTTCCCGTCGGTGTCCCGCGATGTCGATTATTATTACACCGACTATTCACAGTTATGTGAAACCCCTTTGGACGTGAACAAATACCTTAACATGTACGAGGATTGGCACGACACGACCGAGTGGGCGTACCACAAGGACGAGAAGGGCGAAGTACGTACCTTTGTCAAGGAACAACAAGACCCCACATTAAAAGAGGGTAACGTAGGCGACTTCTGTAGAGCCTACACGATTAGCGAGGTTATTGCGGAATACCTATCGGATGTGTACGAACCTACCGAGCAGGAAGATAGATGGACTTATACGGGCGGTTCTACTTCGGGCGGCATGATTACCTTCAATGATATGTTTGCCTATTCATTCCACAACAATGACCCGATACAAGGAAACCACGTGTTTAATGCCTATGACTTGGTACGTGTGCACAAGTTCGGTAAGATGGATAAGGGACAAGACCGCACGAAGTCAACCGACGCGATGAACGAACTTGTAAACAAGGACGCAAAAGTAGCGGAAATGCGCGCATCTCGTTTGCTGGCAAAGGCTACCGAGGTTATGAATGACTTCGAGGAAACGATAGAACCCGAAGTCGTTCACGATAACGTGCCCGAGGTATCATTTGAGAAGGTGATGGCAGAACTCGAAGTAGATAAAAAAGGTAATTACTTACCGAGCGCAAAGAACCTGGGTTTAATACTTAAGTATGACCCGAATTTAAAAGGATTGATAGCCCGTGACCTATTCAAAGAACGCAGGGTGGTTACCCGTACCCCGATATGGAGGCCAAAGGATAGCAGCACGGACTTTCAAGACGTAGATTTTGCAGGCGTTAGAAAACATATCGAAGATGTTTACGGCATCAGTAGCTCGTTTAAGGTGGATGATGCTATCTCACTTGTTGCCGAGATTAACTCTTTTCACCCGGTGCAGAACTATCTGACAAACTTAGAATGGGACGGCACGCAGCGCGTAGATACCGCGTTGATTGATATACTCGGTGCAGAGGATAACGTATACACTCGCGAGGCGTTCCGTATCATGATGGTAGGTGCGGTTAAACGTATCTTCCAAAAGGGTTGCAAGTTCGATAGTATGCTGGTTCTACAGTCAGACCAAGGGGCAGGAAAAAGTACATTCCTTAAGATGCTGGGTAAACAGTGGTTCTCCGATAGCTTGTCAACGATGGACGGCAAGACAGCGTTTGAACAACTGCAGGGTAACTGGATATTGGAGATTGCCGAGTTATCGGCAATGCGACGTTCAGAGGTGGAGATGGTTAAGAATTTCATAACCAAGACCGAGGACAGTTTTAGACCAGCGTACGGGCGTGTAACAAAGAACTTTCCGCGTCAATGCGTTTTCTTTGGGACAACCAACAAGGACGAGTTTTTGAAGGACGCAACCGGAGGGCGTAGATTTTTACCCGTACGTGTACGTGCCAACGAAAACACCCATCTTATCTTTGAGGCCGATTTCCCGGCATACGTAGACCAGTTATGGGCGGAAGCCGTTAACATGTATTTCCGCGGTGTGTCTACGTTGTTGTCCGCAGAAGCGGAGGTAATCGCAGAACAAGGCAGAGAGGAACACTTCGAGACAGACCCACGTACCGAAGCCGTTGCAAAGTATTGCGACATGTACGTGCCCGCCAACTGGGAGAAAATGTTTCCTTTGGAGCGTCGCATGTATTACGAGAATTACGACGAGGACGAGATAACAAAAGAGGAATGCGTACAGATGGACTTCGTTAGCGCTACGGGCGTGCTGGTTGAGGCTTTAGGCTTCGAGGTAGGAAAGATTAAGGCCCGAGACGCTTCCGAGATTAACGACATACTGAGCAAGTTACCCGGGTGGGAGCGTAGCAGACAGAGGGTGAAGTCATACGGACAACAAAGAGGTTTCAAAAGAATTGTTAACGCAGACGTCGATACCAAGTCTGAAAGTTAACGACTTGTTAACAGATTGACTAAAATAGGGTTTATTCTTAAACAGTGTTAATGAAAGATACAACGTATCGGAATAAACCCTATATTTGTAATGTCAAAAGGAAATAATAACAATTTAAAAATCAAGATTATGGAACAGAAAGAATTAGTAGGAAGGAGAGTATTAGTTAGATTGGGTGCTTTGCCGGAAGAAGAGCAAGAACAACGCGTAACCGAACCAGTATTCGAGAGGTTTTCAATTGTGGAAGTCGTGGGGTATGTCTCGAGTAACACATACCAGGTTATTATAGACGGAAAGGGCTTAGGGTGGAAAGCCACTGCTTTAGGAACCACGGACATACTATTTAAGGCCGCAGAAACGTACTGGCTTTTGACTTTAGATAATATTGTAGGAATTTTAAGATAATAAGATTATGAAAAAAGTATTAGTAGTATTAGCAGTGTTAGCAATCACAGTAGTAAACGTATCCGCCCAGGTTACAAGTCAAGGTAAGCCCAATGTATTGAAGTCCTTCCGCATGGGAGTATGCAAGCTAATCGATACGAACGGTAGTATAACAATCGAGGCGCAAACGAGGGAAAGCGCTAACCATAATCTAATCATCCATCTTGGTACACCGGAAGAAGCCAAGGCTACATTAGCATCGCTTGCCGAGTATAAGCCAGCAAAGGGCGAAACGGTGAACCTTAACAACCCGGGCGGTAATACCGCGCACTTCCAAAAACTTAACGGCACATGGGTTATCACCGAGAAGTTAACGGAGATTTTCAGTATTGCGGTTAGTCGCGGAGAGCTTAGGAAAATGGTTGAAGCGTTGGAAAATTAAAGAAGTGTTTTTGTTATATACAATTTTAAAAAGAAAAGATTATGAAAAGTGGAAATTTCATCAGACTGGAATTCGTAGTTAAAGGTGAATTACAAGTGGAGTTTATCAACGTTGAACACGTATCGCGTATTATGTACGCAGGTGACAAACCGTTTATTGGTATGCTGGGACAGACCTACACGCGCCAAATCACAGAAACGAGCTTGCATAAACTATCAGAATGTATTAACACAGAAAAACAATAAATTAGAATGGTTACTATCTTAAAAGTTATCGCAGTAAACGCAGGGGAACGTACCTCTTATTATCCAACCCCTGGCGATGGGGTGTTTCCAACCGTGGAAGAGGCACGGGAGTTTTATAAAAACGAATTCAAAACAAATAAAATAATATTGTGTTATGCCAGCAAGTGAAAACGTACAGAGTTACAATGTAGGAAAGTCCGATTATTCAAAACATGCTATACAGCCATGGGAC